ACTTTGGCCTGCTCGTCGGACAGGTATCCGAACTCGGAGGAGATGGCAGACCATGAAGTTAAAGCATACTCACCGACGCCCATCGCCTAGCCCCTTTTCTCTGCCCGAGGTTTCTTGGATGCAGTTTCCGAAGGTTTGGCTTTTGCGTTTTCCTCCGGGCAGGCCACGGCGGCCTCCGTGCTGGATGCAACCTCGCTTCCTATCATCCTTGCGCGTTGCAGCTTTTCCGCTCTCCACCCTGTAACATCGATAGTGTCACCCGGGTTTTTGTGCCCGCTTATATCGTTAAAGCCTTTCAGCACTCGGTACGTCATCCTGAAGCTCCTTCAAGAGGAGGCTCTGTCAGGAGCCTCCTCTCTAAAATCGTTTAGACCAGTACGTCTGCTTTCTGGGCCGCTACGTGCTGCTCGGGCGGGGTGTACCGGAGTTCACCGCGCATGAGCGCTGCACTCGTGAGCATGGCCGCGCTCGGCGTGACCCTGATGGCCACATGGTCGAAGCCGAGGGCCATATCGAGGAAGCTGGCGTCGCACTCGACGTATCCGATCGCGCGAGTGGTCGACGGAACGCCTACATCACCGGCACCGGCGGCCAGGGTGATGGTGGTCTCACCGGGGTCAGTGGATGTGAGCGTGAGTATTCCGGCGGCGGCAACGGCCGTTACGCCAGGGACTCCGACTCCGTCCACGGTGGAGTTGATCTTCGCGGCCAGGTTGGCGGTCGACGCGGTGGCATCGGCTCCTATGGCATACGTGCGCGAGCTGGCTCCGCCATCGGCAGCCGCGGCAGTGAACACGCAGCCGTTAACGGTGTATATGTCTCCGGCCACGTGTACGGCGCCACTGGTGAGCAGAGCTACCGCGGCGTCGGTATTGGCCGTGATGGTCGCGGCATTGTTCGTGACGACCTTTGCGCCGGTTCCGGCCGCATCCTGCGCCTGCATGACCTGCAACACCGAAGTGGCGGCAGCGGCCATTACGCCGGTTTCCACGACGAACAGCGCCTTGCGGTGCTCGTTCATGGCAAAGTACGGCGACGTGGTCGCAGCGGCGATCGACGCGGGCGAAAGCGCGGCATCGATCTTCAGGGATTCGCTTATTCTCTTACCCATTTCTCTTTGCTCCTTTCAGGATGGGGGCGGGGATACGACCCCGCCCCGCTGGTTAATTGAGGACGACGAACGGCGACACTTGCGATACGCCATCGCGCTGGGTCAGCGGGCTCGTGAGCCACGGCTGGCCATCGACGTTCCAGAACGCCTTGATGATCGTCCTGTTCGAGGTGAACAGCGGATGCTCGGACGCCTGGACACTGATGCCGGATCCATCCTTGATCAGGTAGTAGTCGAGGTCGACGAGCACCAGGTCGCCCTGGGTACCGAGCGCCGGGCTCTGGTCGTTGATCAGGAACGGGAAACCGAGCAGTGTGCCCGGGGCTCCGTCACGGGCAGACGGCTGCCATATCAGATGGTTGCCGGTGTCCACCATGACCATGAGCTGGGGCAGCGTGGTTTGTGAGCCGATCCACACCAGGTTGCCGCCGAATTTCGCCATGGCGTACATGGCCGTGATGTCGGCGTAGCTTATGGCGTTGGCTCCGGCACGTGCGCGGACGCGCGAGGCAGGATGGCCTATGATTCCGAGGGGCTTGCCTACGCCGTCGCCATTGAGGAAGGTATCCTCTTCGGCGCCCTGGATCGCTTTGCGGAGGAGGCTCGTGGCCAAAGCACCGGCAGCCGCGGAGTTGCGCAGGAGCTTGTCGGTGATGACGATGTGCGCGGCGACTTCCTGTGGCTCGAGCTTGACCTCGCGGAAAGCGGGAGTGGCTTCGGGCTTGGTGCCGCCTTCGGCGAGCCACTGCACCACGACGCCAGAGTAGACCCCGAGTGCGCCGGACTGATCGAGCGCGGGAATGGTGATGGCGGCATCGGGCGGATCGCCGGCCGGGATGACCTGGGAGCGAGGGCGGAAGATCGCGGCATCGGGCTCGATCATGCGGATGGCGTCCTGGTGCTGCTCGGGTACGAGGAATCCTCCGGCCCCGCCGACGCTCATTGACATGTCGCGCTTCTCCTGGCCGACAGCCGGGCTCTTGCGCTGCAGCGCCGGGTCGCCGGGGTTCCAGCGGACGGTCTGGAGGTAATCACCAAACTCGCGGATCTCGTTGGGACCCGGTTCTTTCTTGGCGGGGCTCTGGCGCATCTCGCTGCCCTGGAGCCGCTCTTCCCGCTCGATCTCTGCTGATCGGTTGTCGACTTCGGTCATGACCGCGGAATAGGCGGCCTGCTCTTCTGCGGTGAGACTGCGGCTTTCCGTCTTCGCCTTCTCGTGGATGGCGCGGGCCTCGGCTATCTTCGCCCTGAGGGCCTGGCGCAATTCGTTGATGTTAACCATGCGTGTTTCCTTTCTCGATCAAATTGAGATCCCGTTCGCGGGATTCGGTCTCCTGATCGACCCGCTTTTTATTGCGCTCTTCATCTTCAGCCGCCTGGCTTTCTGATTCACGGGCGCCCTTATCGGCCTCCGGCTCTAAGGCCGGAGGCTTGTCTCGATAGGCAAGTTCCTTGTTTCTCGACTGCACCTCAGTGCCTTCGTATGCCGGGTACGAGACCGGAGAGTAGTCGTATATCTGTCCGAATTCCGTGATGGTGCGGAGGTCGATCTCGAACCCGTCGACGGTTTCCCTTGCCCACGTCTGCCCGTTTTGAGCGATGTCGAAGGCGAATGACATCTTGTCAATGGTCCCGGACTGGATCGCCTCGAATCCGTCGCGGCCCCAGCGCGTCTTCGACACATCGGCGCGGATCTTCACTCCGTGCTCATCCTCGGTGACGACAAGGGTGCCATTGCTGCGGCGCGCCATGGGCTGATCGTCCTGGTGGTTCCACAGGACAAGTTCGTTGGAGCGGGCAAGCGCCTTTGTAGCGGCGCCTCTGGTGATGATCTCTTTCCACGCCCCGTACATGATGGCCTCTTGGCCGTACACGATCGGGTACCCTTCGATGAACATGGATCCGTCATCGCGCTTTTCCCCGCGGATCTCCTTGAGATCCATGTATCGGCGTTCTACTTCTTTGCTCATATGACCCTCCTGGGGAATGCTTCGGCGATTGCGGAGACAGCGGCAGCTCGTGACTCATCAAAGTGCTTTTGCATAAGCTCGACTCCGCCATCGACGAGCGCGTCCAGCTCAAGTTTTCTCGATGCAACGCTTGCCTCGGCGAATGCCTGAAGGTCTTTGACCCCGGTTGCGGCAGCACAGGCTGACAATTGGGATTCGAAGAAGTGGCGGTGCTCAACATAGAAGCCGTCAAGCCACGATCGCAGAGTTTCCGGTTTGAGCTTGCGGGCCTGACGCATGACATCGGCCTCTTCGCGGCGAACAATTCGCATGGCCGCATCGCGGTATATCGGCTCGAGGTCAATGGCGCCTCGAGGCTCCGGTACTTTTTCTTCATCTTCCGGCTTGTCGTCTTCAAGTAATTTTGTAGTATCGGTTGTTGCAACCATGTTCAGCGGGATGAGATATGCGTCGCCGCCATCGACTGGATTCAGGTTTTCCAGCTCCCTGATGTCGTTGACAGAGAGCCATCCCCATTGCCTGCCGACTGCGTACGATGCGTATCTGGCCTTGATGTCGCCACGGAGCAAGCCGTCGACGATAAACTCGGGATAGTACTCGCGCTGATCGTCAACGGTGAAAAGCTTTTGTGTGAATTCCTGTTCCCACATGACCAGGTACGGTCGCATTGTGTAGACGATAAATCCGATCCCCTGCTGCTCGACTCCGGTGCCCCATGACGTCTGCTTCTCGGTGTCTCCGATCATGTGCGGGGGGACGCCGTACAGCCTGGCGATGTCGGCGACCTGGAACTTGCGCGTCTCAAGGAATTGCGCCTCTTCGGGAGCGATGCCGGCGCGCTCGTACGTCATGCCCTCTTCAAGCAACATGAGCCGGTGCGCTTTGCCAAGGCCTTCGTGCTTTTCAGAAAGGTCTTCCTTGAGCCGCTTGTGTGCAGCGTCGGATAAGGTTTTAGGATGCGTTGCAACGCCGCCTGGATTAAGCCCAATGCCGAAAAATGTGGCGCCGAAGGTTTCAGCCGCCATCGACAAGCCCACAGCCTCACGCGCCATGCCGATTGGGGAGAGGCCTTTGTCACCGCGAATGCCAAGCCCTGCAAAGTGCAGGATCCGGTATGCCTGCAACTTCTTGATGGTGCCGTCCGGAAGTGTCAGCTCGTAGTACAATTCGTTGGTACGCTCGGTGCGCCGAGGCTCGCAGCGCCAGGCGGGAATAGGCCACAGTGCTACAGGCTCGCCCCAGTCGTCGGTCTCGATTTCGGCGTATCCGTTTCCCCACAGGCATTGATGCGCGGCGATGAGCGAACGGAACTGGAAGCTCGTCTGCTCCGGGTTTGGGCGCTCATGGAGCAACCGGTACAGCGGGTGTGTACCAGCCCGCTCTTTCCCGCGGGGATCAAGCCGCCTGTAGACATGAAGCGGAAGTGATGCAAGGCTCCACGACAGGATCCGCACGCAGGCGAATACTGCCGTCACCCGCATCGCGCTTTCTTCAGTCACCACGACGCCGGATGCCGCTGGAAAGTAGGAAGTTCTTGGAAGACCTGTATCTCGGTCCAGCCATGTGATAAACCGACTGCGAAGTTCTCGGAATCCGCGCTTTACCAAGCCATCGTTGCGGTTCATATCGATATCACCCCGCGCTCTTCGTAGACTGATGGGCCGTCATCCAGCTCAAGTGACAGTCCGTAGTGCGCCATGATTGACGACACGACGAGGTCAATCTTCTTGGACCGGTGGTCGCCCAGCGGCTTGATGTTCCCGTTGACGTCCGGCCTGATCTCGGCGTTGCTGACGCACCAGGCCATGACCGGATTGGGATCTGCTATGGCGCCGCGCATGACGTCACGCTCCCAGGCTTTTGCCAGCGGAGAGAAATGCGCGATGCCCTGGCGCACCTGCACGGTGACGAAACCCTCGTCGATCAGGCGCTTGTCCACGAACTGCGCGAGGGCTGGGTCGAACATGACGGCGCGGACGTCGTACTTTTCCCCGGCTTCTACTATCTTGGCTACCACGTAGTCGTAGTCGACATAGTCGCCAGGTGTGGCGATGACGTGGCCCTGCTCGACCCAGCGAACAAACTGCACGTGCTCTTCCTGCTGCTTGCGGCGGAGCGCTGCCTCGGGTATGAACGCCCACTGGATTGCTCGGTATTTTTTGCACTCGTCGTCCGGAGGGAAATACAGAGACACGGCCGTGAGGTCTCGATTGCGGGAAAGGTCAACGCCGATAGCGCAGGTCTTGCCGGCGAGTTCATCGATACTGAACGGCTTGGTGTTGCGTTCCCATATCGCCGACTCGATCCACGCCTTGCCGCCGGCGTCGACCCACTCGCCCAGGAGCTTGGTGCGCAGCTCAATCTCTTCGTCGTAGATAGCCTCGGCCAGCGCGATTTTTTCGCGCATGGTGTCAAGCGTCACGGTGACGCCCAGGCTTGGCATTGCCTTGGGGTACACGGTAAGGTCGCGCCAGTCATCGCCGGGATCCAGCTCCCACACGCAGGCAAAGTATGTTTCGTTCTCGATAGTGCGCGACAAGAGCTTGTCGGCGTACTGGTACGACTCATAGCAGGGTCCGGACTTGGATCCGCCTGCCGTGGTGATGACGACGGACAGCGGCTGCCGGCGCATGATCATGCCGCTCTTGAGCGCCTGCAGCAGCTTGGCACTTGGGGCGAATGCATATTCGTCACAGATGAGAAAGCTGGCGTTCTTGCCATCAGCGGTGGTCGCGTCTGCGGCCAGCGATTTATAAACGCCGCTCCGGCCATTCAGATTGGATTCAATCTGTGATTTATATGGCGTGAATATTTTTCTGAGGTCTTCTGAATTCTTGATTATGTCAGATGCGTATCGGTAGGACAGGCTCGCCTGTTCCTTGGCATTGGAGATTGAGAACACTTGAGAGCTTGGCTCTTCGAGCTGCATGTATAACGCGAGGGCAGCCATGAAGAATGACTTTCCTGATTTCTTGCCACAGATTACGAACGCATCACGGAACCGCCTGAGCCCGTTGTCTTTACGGCGCCAGCCGAACAACATTGCCAGGATAAACATCTGCCAGCCTTGCAGCTCGACAGGCTTCCCAGCGAATTGTCCCTCGGCTGTTTTTACAAACTCAAAGAACCGCAAGACCTTGCGTACTTCCTGCGGCTTGAACACATACGGGAAAGCCTTGGTCTTTGAGCGCTTCATGTCCCCAAAGTGGCGGTCCACGGTGAGCCTTGTTTTGCGGCACGAGAGGATTCTGCCTGCTCGGACGTCGGCAACATACTTGTCCCAGGGCGCGGTCATGAAGCGCCTCCGTCGAATATGTCTTCAACTCCGGATTTCTTTTTTGGTGAGCGGATGACGATCTTGGTGCGATCGATCGGTGACCCTGCGAACTTCGCCAGGAGAGACTGATACTGCTTCAGTGATTCCATCATCCAGGCGAACAGTTCATCGCGACCGAACTTCAGGACGTAATCCGCCGATGTCGTCTTGCCCTTGCGGATGATGTCGCGCGCTTCGATGTAATCAGACCAGAATTGCGCCATCAGCGACAGGTTGGGCATATCCAACGTTTGCAGTATCCCCGCTTGGATGAGCGGCACCTGCATGTCGTGGAAACACTCGCGTCCAGCGTGGGTGTTGAGCCATTCCGGCGGATCGACAGGACTGGTCACGAGAAGCGCGGCGGGGTTGGTTAATCCTTTATTACGCCTTGCGGTGCGCGGTGATGCTTTATTCACTGGTACGCGAGGTCGGCCCGCCATCAGGCACCCCCGCATTTTGGCCGTGCGAAAAAATTTGAGGCCCACTGGTGGTCTATATTTGGGGGCTGTAGAGATTGAAGGGGCCCC